GCTTGAAAAGGAAAACTGTATGAACAACGGTGAACACTTCTGTATGCGGAGAGCACTTTGTTTAGGACGTTTGCGTGATATTATTAGCCCTATGATGGAAGAACATGTAAGTGAGGATTTAGAAGAGGCAATAGGTGAGTACTGTTCTAATCCAGATAACTTTGCGACATGGATAGGCGGTAAAGAGACTGATGATATACCTCTAATAATAAAGGCTATCAAGTTCGGTGCTAACTGGCAGAAAGAGCAGATGATGAAAAAAGCTGTTGATGGGCACGCTACTTTTGAGTTTTACGGGATTGAAGGAAAAGCCTATGGAACTATTGCTCATTACCCAATCTGCCTTGATGATTTGGGATTAAAAGACACGGACAAATGTAAGATAATTATCATTAAGGAGGGATGAAATATGATAGACAAAGTACAGAAAATCAAAGAGTGGATAAGCAAGACGCAAGATGGTCTTATGGACGCCGATGGCAACTTCAGAACTGCGGCAGACGAGGCTTCTTACAACACATTGTGCAATCTCGATGCTTATATCGACTCCCTGCAAAAAGAGCCCGCAAGCGATGATTTGAATACTGCTGCAAAAGAGTATGCTAACAATATCACAGACAAGTTAGGTTACAAGTTGCAATTAAGACGTGCTGTTTGCTTTGGTGCTAAATGGCAAATAACAAAGCTGGTGGAAGAGGCTGGCAAGCATGAAGTAAAGGTTGATGCTGGCGGCTATCCGTATATCCCGCAGATAGAACTCTATAACTATTTAGAGGATATTCCATTGGCGAAAGAAGGTGATAAGTATAATGTAATTCTAATTAAGGAGGGCTGATTATGAGAGAAATTCTATTCAGAGCGAAGACGCTCAAAAACGTTCGGTGGATATATGGCGACTTGATGCGGTCGGGCACCGACCCGTCGGACGAAGAATGGGCTATCTGTTATTGGGACGATGATAGCGGATGGATGAATGAGCAGGTGCAGCCTGACACTATCGGACAGTACACCGGCTACCAAGACTCGATGAACGTTCGCATATTTGAGGGTGACATCGTGAATGTTCACATACACGAATACGACAGGGTAGGCAGGTTTTCCACAAAAACCGACCTCAAACCATACTATCGCGCACTTGTTAGCTACAATGAAATGATGTGCAAGTACGAACTGCTGTTTGAGCAAAACGAGCAATTTAATGGTACGAGTCACATAGTATCGTGCGAAATCGGCTGGGGACATGAGCAGTTTCTTGTTGTAGGCAAGTATATAGACGACCCGTTTCCACTCGAAAGAGACCGTCAGCAGCGGTAGCAAATTTTTCACTCTTCACTTTAAAAATTAAAATAATTATATCGAAAAAGAAATAGACCTATGAGAGCAAAGTTTTTGTTAGATTTTAAAAGATGGTCGCTGATACCTACGATTGGTGTTAGGACAAGACGTGACAATATAGTAATAGAATGGCTATGTGTTAGTTTGTGGATCGATGATACCCTCTATTCACGTAGATGGTCAAGCAAACATATCAGCATTGGTTTTAGCCATACACCAACGCATATCTCCCTACCATCACTGCGGATAGATTTCATGGCGAAACGCGTTGATTTTTCTATTCTCGGTTTTCATCTATCGGTTTCTTTTTACTTTGGAGAAGATGCAGATTTGCCATTTTAAGAAATAGAACTATGAGTAAGAAAGAAATTGAATTGCAATGCGATATAGCATGGGCAGAAAAATACCTTGAATTAACAGGGCATAAAATTGGTGATGAAGTAACTTGTAGTTTTACTTCTTATAATGGAAATCGTGACCATGCTTATTCGTTTTCTGTAATAGGGAAAGGAACTATCGTTCGCACAGAAAAAGGTATCTTCGTTAAGAGTAATGCCAAAGTTAAAAAGGCTCACGAAGAAAATGTTAGAGGACGTAGGTCAACAATATGGGTTTATCGTGATGAGTATGATTATGCAAAGGTTAATTTTATAATGAAGGAATGGCTATGACACTATTTATTCAAGATTACGAGACAGAGGACGTAATGTTTCAAACGACGGATTTTAATGTCGTACCAAATAAAGGTGAATGTTTAATGCTTAATGGAGAGTGGTACAAGGTGGTAAACCGAGTGTTCTCATTTGAACATCTCACCGTTATTGATAGTAATTCTTGCACGTTATTCGTTAAACCATATAAGGATGATTAAGTATGAGTAGGGCAGAGAAATTTATACAAGATTACACAAGGAATTGTAGCAATGAATGTTGTGGGGAGGGTATAAATGTTGGTCATGGAGTAACTCTATCCAAAAGGTGTTTTACCCCGTGGCTCACTCCCGACCAAGCAAGGAGGGCTGTGGAGATAGAGAGGGAGGAAGTAATTGAAAGGGCCTGTGATGCTCATTGCAGGGTGTGTGGGCGTTTTATTCGTACAGTACCTGCATACATGTGTAGGCAAGATTGTGAAGATTTTGAAAGATTTAAACAAGCAATGAAAGATGGATAGAAAAATCAAAGCAATGATAGATGCTGCATTGGAGAGAGGTGATCACATTGTTATTTGTGGTGGACGTGGTTATCAAAAGAAGTTGATACAGAACTATATCTTTATGAAACAATTTCCAAAAGGAAAAGTAGCAATCATTAGTCCTGATGGAATAAGAGAGTCCGAGCTGGCAGATTATGAAGAAATAGAAACAAAATTCAAACTATCAAAGAAAACGTAATGGCAAATAATATATTCTGCGCTGGCTGTAGGCATTGGCTTTTCGCCTCTGAGGGCGGAGGGCATGGCTTTTACTATTGCGCTTGGCTTGATACCGATAGCTTGTTAGCCCGAAAGACCTTCTGCGGCGGTAGGGAAAAAGAACCCCGTACCGAAAAGAAGAGCCGCAAGGACGAGTGGCATGATTGGTATCACTACAAGGGCGGGCGCGAGAAGGTGAGGTACTCACGCAAGGTTAATCAAGTATTACGAAAAATTGAAAAAGAAAACATAAAGAGTAATGAAAAACTTTAGTTATCAGATTCCCGAGAGGAAAGTCGGCGAGATTTTCTCGTACAATGGAGCCATGTATAAGGTGATGGACGGCAGGGGAGGCCTGGATGGTAAAGCGAGCCATCTAACATGGAATAGTATCGGATGCACAAGGAGAAACCCTGAGACGGGCAATATCGAGAACCTATGCGCCTTTGCCGACTGCTGCGGCAGAGTGAATATAAGGCACCATGGGTATTGTACGCCAATCTATCGCAAGGATGGCCGGACGGTGTATTTCGCAAAGATAAGCTAATAACAGGAAGGTGGAGTAACGCCCACCTTCTTTCTTTAATCAACTACCACCAACACACACTAAACAATGAAAAATGCATAAAAATCCAATATAAATACATCTTTATACAAATATTATTTGTATCTTTGTGCCAAATATTTTAGGATAACGTAATTTTTTTGAGTCTTATGGGTAAGTGGAATAACTTTTTCTTGCAGCGAATGGGTGAGGCATCTCCCGGCACACCTTACCCCGTTTGCGAATCTGCTTCTACGTGGGGCATCTTGTGTAAGACCATCCCTTTCAAGATCATCGACAAGGTAAAAGAGCCTGCAAAACGCAGCTATTTTGATGAGCATGGCGATGATGAGTACATCTCTCCTGGCGGACTGTTTCTTGAATCGTACAATATGCGGGTTCAGTTCGGTTGTAAACGTATCGATTCTGACAAGTACGGATCGTCTGTTGATGATGTGCGCGAGAAAGTAGGCAGTTTCATTAGTTACCTGCGCACTGCAGGAATGATGAAGATGTACTCAAGCCACACACGCATCGGTCGGCAGAATGTTCGCCTTGTTTCTATCAACGACAATGCCGTTTGGAAGACGGATGACGATCAGGAGTACCTTGTTTTTGAGGTCGATTTCAAAGTAAACGACCCTATCACCGACGTAGTATTAACCACATCATCAAGTTCAGAAGAGTATGAGTAGATTTATTATATATAGCAGTTCAGGAGTGGCCCGCTCAGAGGTTGACGACATCGAGCTTCACGAGGAGTGGATGGCAGAGTGCTTCCTGTCGGTATCTGTTAAGTCACCCGACCCGGTCGACTTTGTCATCGGTGACTACATCATGTATCGAGGAGAGAAGTATGTCATCAATTACGATCCTACGGTCCTAAAGAAGGCACGTCGTGGTACCTATGGTGAAGGTTTTGTCTATGACAATATCAAATTCGTCTCTGAGCCACAAAGCAAGGTCGTTGGATGCGACTTCACGGACCTTGTCCTCAATGACAATCAGATGCACTACACGGCGATGCCTACGTTCCCGTTCTATTGCGAGAGCGTGGACGACCTGCTCGACCGTGTGCAGGCATGTCTTGAGGAGCTCTATCCAGGAGAGTTTATCCTCATCGGTCTCAACACCACACGCAACGCCCAGCGAGGCCTCGCCGTTGGCAGACAGCAGGCATTCATTGATGCTTACAAGCAGTATGTAGATCCATCAGGAACCGCAAGAACTGATCCTTACGGAAAGCAGAGTGTTGCCCTCTCCGTTGACAACATCACCTGTTGGGAGGCTGTCACAAAGATTCATTCCGACTTCGATCTGAACTTCATTCAGCGTGGTAGTGTCATCATAGCAGGTATCAATGGTGTGTTCACATCATCCACTTTCCGGTATGGCAAAGGAAATGGCCTCTATGAGATTGAGCGCATCGCCGACAGCTCTCAGCAGATTGTCACACGCCTCAAGGCTTACGGCAGCGGAACAAACCTTCCGGTCCGCTACTACGCAGAACTCAACCTGCAGGTGTTTGGTAATGTTGAGCGACTTGATGCTAACTATGCAAAAACGGGCTCTCACTATGCAGCCTTTACGCTCGACATCGATTTCTCTGCATCCCTGTTCAAGAATCGCTCAAAGTCATACCCCGGTAATTCGGAAAGACCAAATTTCATTGTCCGTCTCACTACAAGCGGTATCACCGTTACGGGATATGTTACAAAGGATGCCTCTTCTAATCGCTGCTATTTCTACTGCGAATACGGAAATGGTGTTGAGGACGATCGCGACGAAACCGATAGGGCAGCAATGGACGCTTTCTCCGAAGCTATTGCTCTTGGCGATAGGGTAGACATTGTGGCCGGCGCAGAGAAGAGTGCCTTCCCGGAATCTCACAAGGATTACGCAACAGAGAATCTTCCTAACAATATGGCCATCTCGCGCCTCATGCTGCCCGGCTTCCCCAATCAGTCACTCTACGATTGGGTGCGCGATAATGGAGGTACTAATTTTGACGATGCTACAGGTCGTGCTACTATAAACGGCTTTACCGGCTATTTCTCTAAGGACCGCTTGCGCCCGTGGATTCAGAGCCTCAATTCAGCCGACTACGGTGTGCGTCCGGGAAATATCTATTTCGATGGTTCCGACGATACAGAGGATATTCATCCAACACTTGAGGGTGTTACAATCAGCGGTGTTCCTGTTGACAAGGTCTATGCCTGCGATCAGATAACTGACAATGGTGTATTTAGCAGCGAGAGCAAGGTCCCTAACTTCAAGATTACCTTACCTAACCTTGGCTTCGACCTCGCAGAGTATTACCAGGACGATACCACCATCGAGATGAAGGATGGCATGTGCGGTGCCCGTAGCTTCAAACTTGCCTCAAGGCCAATCCAAAAACAGGATGGCCGGTGGGAGTGTACCGTAGAGCGCGAGCATGATGAGGCTTTGGATCTTTGGTTCCCATACTGCGACTTCCAGATCTCTGCAGGCGACAGCTATGTTCTGACGGGCATCGAGCTTCCGGATTTCTATGTATCGAAAGCAAGCGAGCGTATGTTCTTTGCATCTCTTGATGCTATTCAGAAGAATGACACAACCCGCTTCACATATCAGCCACGTATTGATGAGCTTTGGATGGCCCGTCAGCATGATGGCGCGCTTCCTGGCACCAGCCTTCACGACACACTTCATGCAGGCGACGTGTTCCTCTTCGGTGACGATGATCTTGGTATCGACGAGGGTATCATCATTGACGTGTTGTCTATTCGTGAGAATGGGAACAATGGCCTTCCGACCTACGAGGTAACACTCCGCGACGAGAAGCAGGTCAGCACCATTCAGCGCATGATCGACAAAGCCGCATCTTCTCAGATGGCCGGCAATGGTTCCGGTGGCGGTCTCACAAGCCGACAGGTCCAGAGTCTTATAGACAACTATGGTGGTGATCGCTTCCTTTCGAAGATCAATGACGATGAAGCGGAGGGTTTCATCAGGTTCCTCGAAGGCTTGCAAGTAGGCAATCAGTTTATCAGCGGCTTGTTGGGTGAAGGCGGCGTGTTTAGAAAGGACGCAGACGGAAAGGTTTATATCGAAGCCGATAAGCTCTACGTCCGCATGAAGGCTTACTTTGATAACGTTGAAATCAAGGATTACGAGCATACATCGGGCAACCGAATAGCAAGTAAGGCTGGTCTTAAATGTGTCAAGGTAGAGGCTTACAATGCCAATGACGTGCTTTTGGCTACCAACCCGCAGTCAGAGCCTACGGGCACATCATACTATCGTCTGTATTTCCGTGCAAAGGATGGTGAGGACGCCATCAACAACGACTTTGTAAATGGCGACCAAGCATTCTGTGACAAGACCACTTACGATAACAACATCATATCCCATCATCGTTATTGGCGATTGGTGGTAGGAAAGAATGGCAACTTGTCAGATTCTGATGAGTTTGGCTTTATCGACTTGTCGGCTTCTGATAAGGAAAGCGGCTCTGACGTACCGCAGGCGGGCGATGATGTATCTCAGTTGGGCAATAGAACCAATATAGAGCGTCAAGGTGCTATCATCGAGTTTGTCGGTGGTGATAACGCACCAGCATACCAAATCTATCAAGGCATCAATACCTACTCGCTCAGTGGCAAGTGCATGATTGATATGGGCTTTGACAGCCAAACGGGACTTGCACGTATGAACGTTGCGGGTAACTTCCGTTTTGGTTCACCACTCAATACGGGTAGCTATATCAAGTACGACTCTCAAGCAAATCAAGGTCAGGGAGAGTTGAAAATCAAGGCGCACGTTGAGTTTACCAATAGCGATGCAGAGCTTGATGCACTCGTTCAAGAGCACCAGACGACCTACGATGATAGCGAGGTGTGGGCGGAAATGGATAACCTCCAAGACCAAATAGACGGGGCTATCGAGTCGTGGTTTCTAACGGGTGTGCCTACCTTACAGAACGCACCCGCTAACACATGGACTACCGATGCGGAGAAGAATAACCACATCGGAGACTTGTACTACGACAAGGCTACGGGGCATGGCTATCGCTTTATGTTCGATAACGAGGAAGAGGTTTACCTTTGGACTCCTATTGCTGACGAGGATATTGCGAGGGCTTTGAGAAATGCGGCAAAGGCACAAGAAACGGCAGATGGCAAGCGCACAGTCTATTCCGCATGGAACGCATGGGTCAAGGATAATGTCAACACCTTAGAGGTTGGCGACTTATTCATTCCCGCAGCTAACACCACACAAGGCGGAGTTACCTATAAGGCAAATAAAGTCTATAAGTGTATTACCAAAGGTTCTGCCGT